TTTACGGCAGTCGTTTCCACCGCGATGTTTCTACTCAAGGAGACTCCTAGTGTAGAAAAAAAATTTCTACTCAAGAGATTTTGCCGTGTCCTACTCAAGAGAAAAAGCCGCGCTCTACTCAAGAAAATCTGTAACCGTCTACTCAAGAGAATTTGCCCGCTCATACTCAAGAGGCTTTGCCCGTTAGCTCAGTGTACTTCTTAGCAATCGGCTCTGCGTAGCGGATAAACTCTGTACGCATGTCGGATGTCCAGGCTTCAGGCTTGGATCTATTGAGGAACCACTGACTAACTTTAATCAGCGGAAAGAAGAACGGTTTGCGTTCGCTTGGTACGGATGTCGTGATCGGATCGGGCAGCATCTCTGTCCACAGCATGATCTGACGCAAGGCGGCTGGGTCACCGTCTTGCAGCTTCTTCTGATGTGCCGCTACACGTTCTAACCGCTTGCCTTGCTCATCAGTTAGATCAACTGAATCTAGCAACGCAGACACGTTCTCACCTTTAGCCCGTGCGTTAGATATGATGGCACCGGCTTGTGCTGCCAAGCCAATCACCTCACCCATCTGCTCAAGCGTTTCTGTACGCCTCTTGTTTAGCTTTTTAATTACTTCTTGGAGTTCTTGCATCTGTCCCTGCCTTTCAATAGTGCGGCATTGTTAAACTTAGGAATCTGACGACGCCGCTTGTCGTGGTGCTTCCTTGCTCTGAGGTCGTATGCCTCACGAGCCTTTTGGCTTTTCTGTGCTCTGACAGGCAAACCAAGGCGATCAGTTAGACTGAGCACCCGCTTGCTAAAAGCCTGCTTGGTAATCTTGTGCTCCTTTGCGAGCTGGGTCATAGACTTGGTCGATCTGTTAAGCACGACCGCCAGCACGGACTGCTCCAACGTGTCGGCCATGTTCTGAACCGCTGGATGGTCTGGCGCCTTAGTTATCAGGTAATGGAACACCTGGGTGGTTAAAGCTACTGACGATGTTGTAACAGTTAGACCCAGCTCATAGAACGCCTCATGGACTAGATCCGCTATCCCATCGATCCGGGTGGATATGTGGGCTGAACCGCATGGGATCCGTTCTAACGCTTGCTGATCTATCATATTAGATTAACCCCCTTAGTGCAGTCGTTAGTGCAGTAATGGAAACGGCTGTCTGCATTAGTGCAATAATAGGCCCTAAAGGGCCTTTATTACTGCACCTACATGCTCCACAATACTGCACTAGTGCAGTAATAGTTATTGCACTAACTTTAGAATGGCTCATTTGTCACCTTTTTGCTGAATAAGCCATCGCTGGCTTCTTCGATTAAGCCGTCATCTTTAGCCTGCTTTACGCGGGCCTTCGCTTGCCGTTCCTGCAACCCGGTTGCCTGTTGTACGAATGTAACAACTTGAGTGTACTTGGCCCCTTCAGGTAGCTTGGCCCAATCGATTGACGTTGCCCTGCGGCCTACTGACTTTTCAGGCGCTCCCACCTCAATCCACGCCATGCCCTTGTCGGCATGCTTTAGATGGACTAGCGGCTGCGTCTTACTGGCAATTAAATCGCTCGCAGTTACGCCAGAACGCAAGCCAGACCGCTTTCCGCGCTTGGTCACCTCTAGCTTATATGTGTACGTTCCTTGCTCATCCTGGCCACAAGGCGACAGCATTAAAACGGCTCTTGCCCAATTCGTCAGCTCGCTCGATCCAAATCCGCTATACGCCTTGTCGTGCCCTTGGTAACCGCTGCCGTCCCTTGTTGGCTTTGGCGTATGGTGCATAAGCATCCAAGCAAATCCGCCAGATAGGGCTAGTGGGTTAAGCAAATTACGCAAAAAGCCACCGGCAGTCTCTTGGCTGGATAAGTCGCCACCGATAAACGCCAGCAACGGATCTACCCAGGCTAGGTCGGGCTTATGCTTTTCAGCTAGGCGACGCATCCTATCGACGAACCGCTCACCCGTGGAAGTGCAGTCACGCACGATCACGATGTTTTGCTTCACACGCTCCAACTCCTCTGCGGTCAGATCCAGTGCCTTTAAAATGCCCTGCAACGCCTCTGCCACGTCGCCCTCATCGTTCTCCGCTTGTACGATTAGCGACTTCAACGGCTTGCCGTGTGGGCTAATGCCAAACAGATCACGCCCGGCCGCCCAAGTGATTGCGGCCTGTAAGCACAGCACGCTTTTACCAAGGCCACTGCTTCCCACCCACAACGCCGAACCACCACGGCATATCCACCTCTTGCCTAGCAGTTGCGTTATATCGGCATCCTCCTTAAAATTGACCAACTGCTCCCAGCTATAAGGCTCAGGAATATCCCCATAAATCGTGCGCTCCATCCACTCCATGTAGGTCAGCGTAGGTGCGCCACACTCGACTAACTCCTGCTGTAAGCCTGTGGCCGTCCTCATCGCACCGGGCAACCGCGACAACCGCCCTGCGTCCTTGTTCGCTGGATCCGGCTTGGAGTGCTCTAGGTGCTTGTAAATAAAGTCCACACGTTCAGCGAACTCCTTGGCGTTAGCTGCCCGAATCTCTACCCAGGCGTGCAGGCTTCGTGATCCGCTCTTAATGATGGACGACGTAGGCAGGCCGCTGCGCTTAATAATGGCCCACTGTTCAGCCATCGTGCTTTCATCGAACTCGATTAGGCAGTGACGATACTTCACGATCGACTCCGCTTTCCGATTCTTTCCGTTGTTAGCGTTGATTGAAACATACACGCCCACTGCATCGCCTTGCCACTCCTTCAATCCGTCTGCCTTAAACAGCTCTAGCCATTCCTCTCGGCTTCGCGTCTCGCCTGCACCGTCCGGCCGCTCGCGGTCGCCGTCCTTAATAGATCGACAGATATTGATCTGATCGCCTACGTCGAAACAGGTGGTTAAAAACTTATCGACCGGCCCACTCTCCACGCTGATCGGCATCGGCGGCACCGGCAGATCCTCTCGAACAATCGCCCCGTTCTGATAGGCATACTTGGCCTTCGGCTTCCACGGCTCCCTAGCTGGCTTGCTGTAAGCGGATATGACGGCCTTCACTGCCTCGTTCTGCGACAGCCCCACCTTAAACGCCCACTCCTCCGCGTTTGTCGTTGCGTCGAATTCAGTCAGCCCTTGGTCGCGCCACTGGCACGCCAGCTTAAATAGTTGCGTGTTGCGCTGACCTTCAGCGGCTCCGTTCCGATGGATCGCTTCGATTGCGGGTGGTAAAGGGGCGATCATTTTTTTACCAACCCTTCCAACGCTTTCGTGATTACGTACTCAATCACTGCCTCTTGATCTTTCTTTAACTGCTTCAGCCCAAATGCGTGCAACGCCTTTGCCGTCTTAGCGTCATAGGTTACGTCGACCAACACCTGCTTAGGTGCGGGCCGTGCTTTGCCAAAAGTAATTTTACCTAGATCCTTCATTTGCGTTTACTCCTCTTTTTGCGTGGCTTCACTTCCTTCCAAATTTCAAAGTCCTTGTCGCAATCCACAGACAACAACATCAGCCGCTGATACAGACACCCGCCCCAGCTCCACCGGGCGATCGTGTGGCTGACCATGTCTCCTAGGTAATAAAATATAATTGAAAGCAGTTTCATTTTTTGGCCTCCATCGCCTTGGCCTTATAGCCCTCGGCCTGCTTCAGCATTTCCGTGGCCATAAGAACGGCCAGATCCAGCCGGGTGCGTACTACATCGTACTGCTTCTTGATTAAATTCTTCTTCGCACGTTCGAGCACGGCGAGATGCCAGGTGAGTCGTTTTACCGACATAAACCATCCATTAACGATTTAATGTTAAATTTAGGAATTTGTGTTTTTCTTTTCTTGTGAATACGCCTTGCGCGTTTTGCGTAAATCTCGCGAACTTTGTCGCTTCTTTGAAAGTCAAGGCGCACATCAAATTCTTCAGCTAAAGAAATTAGCTTTTTTGAGATGGCTTGTTTTGTAATTCCCCGCTCTTTAGCGGTTAAATTTAATGTCGTGATTACGCTCACCACTGCCCCATTCCCCACCTGTGGCGATTGGCGCGGGCCTCTCGCACACAGTTGGCGTACTGCTCCGGCGTGTATGTGCCGATGACGCGGCCGGAGAACATGGTGAGAAGATCGGCTAGGCTCACAGCACTGCCTTCGGAAGCGGCCCCGCCAGTTTGTAGTGGTATTTGGTGGCGTCGTATTCCAGCGGATAGCCAAAAAAGTCACGCAGCAGATCAATGTCCCGCTGGATGGTCTTGTAGCTACATTCGAGCTTAACGCCCAACCTGGCACAGCTCGGCAGGGTGAGATCTTGGCGCAGCATTCCGGCGATCACGCCTAAGCGGCGGAACGTCGGGCGTGTGTCGCCAAGGCCCGCAGCTCGATTGCGTTTAGATGCAAACGTGGCGGCTTTCGTGCTCATTTCATCACCTCCACCATCGCCACCTTCGGCAACCGCATCGCGTTGAACTGCTTTTCACTCGCAGCAAACACGTCCACCACGGGGAACTTTCCACCGCTCGCCTTCTTGCTCTTAACTGCCGTGCCCGTATCCACGGCCACCCATTCCCGCTTTCCGCCCATCACGCGGATCTTGCTCCACAGCGGAATGATGTCTGGATCGACGGCGCAGTGACGGCCGGCCCGCAACCTGGTGCCAGTGCTGGACTGATAGCGACTACTCCATTCGTCCTCACCCGGCCAGTAGCCAGTGATGCGAACCTTGATTTTTTTGACGTCGATCTTCTTTGCGAGGGGGCGCAGATCGATGAGAGCGTTGCTTAGCTTTGTGGTTGTAAAGCCCAAAAGGGCGAGGATTGATAGAAGGGTTCTCATAGCCCACTCCTGATGCGATCCATCAGATCGTTCTCGCGTCCTTCAGCAGCGGCCAACGCAGCCTTTGCCTCCGCCAGCTCACGGGCCAGCGAGCGCACGCGGTTCAGTAACTGCTCGTGGGTAGATTGTTCGGGGAGGATTTCAATCATAACTTCACCTCACGTGGGTCATACTTCTTCAGCCAGCGCCATACCTTGCAGATGGACGTGAATGCCTCAAACGCTTGGGCAACTTGCTCGGCGGTGTAGCGAATGTCCTGCAACTGGCCGGTGACTGGATCGATCAGAATGTTTCGGCAGGCCATTCCGTCGTCCGTGAAGGCGTACGCATAGGCACTAAGCTGCAAAAGATCAGTTTCATAGCCCGATGCTTTTGAGATACCCTTTGCGTCCTTCTTAAATTTCCTTGTCTTAAAATCGATAACCTCCATCTCACCGTGGATCTGGGCGATCAAATCCACCCTGCCTGCGTAGCCTTCCGCCTCGTTGACTAGCACGGACTCGCTGGCGTGCACTTTAGTGACGCAGCACTCCCGCCATTCCTTTAGGCCCGCATAGTGTTCCTCGTATCCTTTCACTAGGTCACCCGGCTCTTGCCGATTGATTATCATTTCAGCCAGAGAATGAATGTAAGTCCCGCGGGCAGCAGCGGCCTCGACTTCCTTTCTGCTGTCCAATACCACCCGCTTGGCAAAATCGGCCAACGATTCACCATCATTCCGCGGGAGCGAAAGGGCCGCAGCAATCGCCTGCTCCTCCTTCCAATTCATCAGCCCCTGCTTGCTGGGGCCAGCCGCTCCGAGGATGGTAGTCACTGACGGAAACGCCCCCACCTTCCGGGCGGATCGCAAGTCACCGTGGCACGACTCACCTGACGCCAGGTAATAGTGCGACGACTCCGTCTTTGCTGTGGCAATAAGCGCAGCCATTACTGCCAATCCTTAATCAGTCGCATGGTCATAAGAGCCAGCACGACTGCGGTGGTTGGGAATACGATTTGAACTATCAAAGTTAGGATTTCCATATTGGTATTCTTTCTGGCCGAGGTGGGGATTGCCCACCCCGGCCAAGTGCTCAGAACGGCACGGGAGTCCCGTCGGCATCTAACTCGACGACGGCTGGTTTCGATGCGCCCGGACGATTGCATTTCCGGACGAAGTCTTTGTCGACTTTCACTTTGTTTGCTCCGGCAGGCAGTACCGCCTGCACGTTTGCGTATGTAGAGCCATCACGCTCCGCATGTGTCACGAGGATCTGGCACGGCTTACCGATCAGCGTTTCCAGATCCAGATTCTGCGGTGGAGCCTTCTTGGCATAGGATTTCAAATCCTTAAACAGAGCTGCCTTTTCATGCAGGCTCAGTCCGTAACGCCGGCCGATGGTGAACGGCCGCCCGTCCTCCATCTTCTCAGCGATCTGCCAGACCAACCTGATCTGGTGCTTCTTACCGTACTGCGTTTCCACCACGCCGAGATCCTCAACGTCGCAGAACACTGCGTCGTGATTCCCTTCCGGGGCTGGCGTGTATGACCCCCCTCTGCTTGCTACTATTGGCATATTTTATTTTTCTTTCTTGGTTTGGGTTTCTTGGATTTGCTCCGACTACTCGTCGTCGCAAAAGTCGTTGTTTCGGTGCGGTTGGTTAAGGTCTTGAAATTCGCGATCGGCCAAGTGCCAAGCGATCTCGTGCTTGCGGGCCAGTTGCTTTGCCTGGTCGATCTCGCCTCGGTTCAGCGCCTTCACAACCCGCTCGGCTGAATTGCGGCAGGCCATCACTTCGATGTTTTCGATTAAGCGGAATTTCGTCAGGTCAGTCATGATCAGCCACGGCGGTTGTTGCCGTAGTAATCGGCAAAACGGTGGAAGTCGTAATCGGAATCACGCTCCTCGCGCTCGTAAGCCTCAGTTTCGTAGTCGGGCTTTTCGTTGTTAAATTTAGTCGGTTCTTTTGGTTCGCTCATTTTGTTTTTTCCTTCATCGAAAGGCGGAATGACTTGGCGGTCATCGCCACTGCTTCAGCCGTCAGGCACTTGGTTGTGAAACGCCAGATGCGCCAGCCCAAGTCGGCTGCTGCACGATATTTTTCACAGTCTTTCACCATCCCCATTCCTCGCCCGTGACGGCCGCCAAACGGTAGGAATGCACCGCCGTCTAGCTCGATGGCACAGCGGGCGGATTTGCAGGCAAAGTCGAAACGCCATTTACGAGTCGGGTGAAACGTGTGCTCGGCCACCAGCTCCGGGCCGCCAGCCACAGTCCAAAGCACGATAAACTTTTTTGCCAGTGCGCTCACAAGCTCACTCCCTGCTTTTCGATTAAGCTCTTGATGATGTCCTCGATCCGTTCCAGCCGATTGCGTAGCTCCTTGTTTTTCTGTTGCAGATCGATCAGCGCCATCGTCATAGAAAGCGCACCGCCACCGTAAGAGCTGGCGATGGCTGGCAACTTGCCCTCTGCTTCTAGGTCGCGAACAGTAGCCGCAGGCGGATAGAACGCCCCGGCCACGCCGCCTTGGCTTTCAGGTGCGGGGGCACCGTTGTCCTTAGCGTAAATCATCTGCCCTCCCTAAAGAATCGACGCACTTGATCGACTACCCATGCCAAAACAAGCACGGCCACGGTCAGCCCAGCGATTCCAGAGCCTACAAATAACGCCCAGCCAGTAATCAGCATCGATACCTGGGCGAGATCGCGCATTAGCTCCCACGAGATCATTTGCTGGCCTCGTGTTGCTGTGCCCACATACGGCACACGGCGGGGTTTGGGTGATAAACGAACGCTTCGGGGGTCAAATCGTACCCGCCGCGAGAATTTAAATTAAGTTGCTGGTAGTGAGCCTTTTTAGGCTCAGTTATTACTGCCGTGTTACCGTTTCGGCGTAAGTCGTTGTAACGATAAGCATCGGACGGGGTGGGATTTGAACCCACGGTTCTATCTCCTTCTTTGTTTTGATTGATTATGCTTTGCATGGTTGCTGTGTGTTATTGCTTTAAACTAAGCAAATGTTACCCTTGTAACCATGGCCTATTCCTACATTAAGAAAGGCAATCCGTGGTTCTACATTCGTTTTAAAGATCCCGCCGGCAAATGGCGCACGAAAAGCACGCGATACCGAATCGACAATACGCTGCATCGCGCAAAGGCAACGGCCGAGGCCGCCAGACTTGGCGTTAATGAAAAGCGCAAAGATTGTGGCCACGAATGGGTTGATGATTTGATCGAAAATCATCCCGTTTCCCCTCTGACAAAAGTTTATTACAGAAACTGCTGGCGTCATCTTGCGAGGTTTATTAATGAAAAAAGAATAAGTCTGCAAGCGTTTTCTGCAAATGATTGTGAAATTTATTTGCGATGGCGCCAAAGCCTGCCCCGCACCTCTGGCGGTAAGGCTGGACGGAACCAAGCGTGCCAAGATTTGAAGATTATCAAATGGATTCACAGGCAAGGTAGATTGCTTGGAAAAATGGATTCTGTCGCCCTTCTGGATTACCGAATTAAAAGGGGCCCGATTAGCCGAATTAAACCCGTCTTTTCGGACAATGAAATTAAAATCACCCGGAAGGCTCTTGCCGTGGAGGGCGTGCCCGAATGGATGCGAATCAGCTTTGAGATCGCCTTGGCTACGGGGTGCAGATTGCGTGAGACGCAGATTCCTTTGGATTGCGTGGACTTGAAGAACCGTGTGCTGACTTTCCCGACCCCCAAGGGTGGAGCTGGCAAATCGTTCTCCATTCCCATCCCGGCCGCCATCGAACCGATGCTGGCCAGAATGAAGGCCGAGGGCCGCGAGATCACTTGCGAAGTCCCCCGGACTCGAGCTTCGCTTTGCTGGCGTCGCCTGCTGGATATTTGCGGCCTTAAACGTCATTGTTTTCATTCGCTCCGGGTAACCCGAGTGACGAGACTGCGGCTTTCAGGCTGTTCTCAATCTGTC